GGCGCGCCTGCGGGTAATTACCCTCGGCAAGATAGCCGCGAAACTGATCTAGCGGCAGGTCGAGCAGGTTGGTCATTGTTGTCCTTGCAGCGAAAGAAATAATTCAGCGTATTGGTTTAACGTTTGGCCGGGGTACGCCTGAGAAAATCCGTTTACCCAAGCGGCAAACTGTGGGTATTCATTGGCCCGCATGAGCGCGGCCTCGCCGGCCAAAGCCGCGCCTCGCTGCCCCATATTGGGCACAGGTTGCGGTTGCTGCACGGACGCGGTGGGCATCGGCGGTTGCGGTATTGCAACGACCTTAGGCCCGGTTAAATGCGCCGGCAGTCTGGCGGGCGGCTGGTTAAATTCCAACATGCGCGCCGGGTCATATGGCGGCGCTTTGTAAGGCGGCGGTAAAACGCTCATCGTAATGTTGCGCGCGGGCGGCGCTGTGCGCGGCGCAAAAGGCGCGCCAGGTTTGACCTTGGCCTGCGCCGGCGCTGCGGCGGTGTCCAGCAAGCCGAGCGCTTGGCGACGTTGGGCGCGGCGCGCTCGATCCTCAGAGCCATACGGGGTTGCAAAAAGGTTCGCCAGAGCGGAAAACAGGCCGCCACCCTGAAACGAATTGCCGGTCTGACCAGCGCCACCACCGTCAATGTAATCTAAAAAATCAACGTATGGCTTACGCATTGTCGCCCCAGTTTACACAACGGAAATCACGGATCTGCCAGTTGGGATAATCACGCTCAATCATGGCAATGCCGGCAGGAATTTGCGCTAGGCAGGATTGCTCATCGGGCAGGGCGGTGGAGCCAAAAACCCCACACGTCTGACCCCAGCAAGCAAAGACCAGCGCAGTCCAAGTCATTTTTTCGTAGTGCCCTTTTTCGGGGGTCTGCCTTTTTTGGTTCCGTACGTGCCTTTTCCGCTGGGCATGGCTCATCTCCGCAAAATAAATTCCACAAAATATTACCATATGTTGTGTGTAAGGGCTATTTTTGGTGCAGATGTTGTGGTAAATGGTGCGTGACGGCGGTTTTCACATCAACGCGTACTTGCGCTTGACGTGTCTCACATTCCCCCTGGCCGCCGTCACTTCATTTATTTTAAGCCACACCCTGCAGATTGCGACGTATGGCCCCTCTCCAGCGCGAGATGGGGCCAGAAATCATCGTGGCCGCGTCAGAGCTAAAAATTAAACAAATGGCATCGCCAAGGTCGGGCGAGGGAAGGCCACGCTTGCGCATGCTGTCCTTGCTCTCCGCTTGTAATTTCCCAGAGCTGCTAAAGCTGTACCGAATGCCCGTCAGATCGGCCAACAGCTCGTCATTTTTCGGCAGGCGGCAAGAGCGCTCTTCCAAATAAGCCTTCGCCTTAAACCACAGCTCAGTGCGCAAATTGTTATACGTGCCCTTCATAGACGGCGCTTCGGCCACGTTAATGCCGCGCACGGGCACGCCCAGCTCCGACAGGCGATCTACAATGCCGCCGCCCAGCCCAATGCTGTCCACCAGAATTTCGCAGGGGCGGCGGGACGGCTCAAGCGCGTCCCACTCCGCCATAATGCGCCCCGTGGTCTGCATTAAATCCAAGCCGCGCCAAGACGTAATCTCGGTAATCACGTTGCCCTGCCGTTTCACAAAAGCCGTGCGGTCAGACCCAAATCGAGCGGGATCACAAGCCCAGTAAATGCGCGCGTTGGGGTCAACCTCAACGTCGCGCTGCATCGCACTATGCACCAAGTCATATCCGATAATCGTGTCAGAATCCGCCTTGGCAAAATCACCCAACACGCGGATTGAATAGGCGGCGCTCTCTTCGCCGTAGCGCTCTTTCATTTCCTCAATGAACTGGTCGCTCACCAAGGGGCTGTCCAGGCACGACCAGCGGCGCGTCCACCACTTGTGCGCCATACGGGTCTGGCTTTCGTAAAACGTGCCGGACGAGCGCGTCGGATTAGACAGCAGCACAGTTTGCGTATTTTTTCCCGACATAGAACCGGCGGCTGCCTCATAGACAGCCTCGTCTATCGCGCTCGCCTCGTCGCAAATAAGCAAAACCACGCCGCTCTCCTGGTGAATACCAGCGAGCGCCTCTGGCGTTTCCTTGCGCGACGTGCGCGCCGAAATAAACGCCTCCGACGGGGCGGCAATCAGTTCCACACGGTCAGATTTAACGTTCAACAATTCGCGCAGGGGTGGCGGTAACTCATTGATCCACTTGCGTAATTCATTGTAAAGCGCGTCAAACAACTGGCCCGACGTGGGCGCAGTCACAATGATTTTACACGGAAAACGCATGAGCAACGTGTGCAGCATGGCCCAGCTCGCGGTGGTGGATTTGCCGGTGCCGTGCCCGGATCTGACGCTCAACATGCGCTCGCCACGGCAAATCGCTTCGAGAAACTCAGCTTGATAATCCAGCGGAGTCACGCCCAGCACCTCAGTGACAAACCGGGTGGGCTGGTCGTGGTACGTTTTCACAAAGTCCAACATCGCGTTGGGGGCAGGGTTACTCGTCACGCGAAAGCTCCACAGCGGTGGGCGTGGTCTGGATCTCATGCACGGTTTTCATCTTGCGCAGTGCATCGAGGTGCATCTCGCCAAGATTAAGCGTCACGTTGGTCTGGCCGCCCTTATTCGCATAACGCTGCGACCAGGCCTCCGCGATGAACTTGTGTTGCGCGATTTCCTCACGGGCAATGCTGACGTCAACTTGGCCAATCTCAGCGGCGCGAGTGCCGGGCGCAGCCGTGGCGCGCTCCGCCTTGCGCTCATCGCGCAGCTCGCGGATAATCTCAAACCCCAGCTCGGCATGCGTATCAGCGGCAGTCTCGCGCACCTCGTCCAACACGCCAGCATAGTCCGGCAGCTTCATCAGGTTGCGCCGGAGAAAACCGCGCTCAACGCCAAGCTCGCGCCCAAGGCCGGCAATAGTGCCGCCGCCCAGCAAATGGTCGCGCAAAGCGTCAGGGCCACCACGTTCAGTCAAAGATTTAATAAGGGCGCGTTTTTTGGGCTGACCTGGCACGGCAGGGAGATCTCCAGTGATTTGCCCAGCAAAATATCACGGGGGTTGTGAAGGGGCAAATTTGGCTGTGCGGGGGGGGATGAGGATTGGTCCTGCGTGGTCGTTCTTGGTTAAAAAAAAGAAAAAATAGAGGCGGTGCGGGCTTTCGCTTGCCCTGCATAGGTGGGGGGGGTATGTTTGAGCGTGTGCAATTTGATAGCCCCGGTCGCAAACTCGCGCCGGGGCTTTCTTTGTCTCGCATAAGGGATTTTAAAGCGGTGCGCGTGTCGGGGTATACCAGCACCCGCCCCCCGCCGGCTACCGGGATGGGGGGGGGTATTTACATAATCTGGCAGGTTGTTCGCATAATAGTGATTATGTTAAAAAAAGCGTCCATATATCGTACCCATGTCGGCCCAAGGTACAACATGTAGAAATGGCACAATATGTGGTGTTTTCGAGGTGCCAAAAGAGCGGCATATAATAGCTCAGGCGCGCGCGGCTGACACCGTGCCGGTGTGTGTCGCCACGCATAGCCCTGAGAGGCCGCTGAGAGGCCGCACAGAGGCCCATCTCTGACCATCGCCTAGTAACCCCTAGTCAGGCCAATCGTCGGCCTCTAATGCGACCGCAATCGCAAGGTAGTTTATCTGGTCAACCGCGCTGTCTCGGCCAAGGCTGTCGCCCAAGTCAACACGTGCCGCTTTTATCTCCGCCAAGCACCGCGCAACTTGCACCGGCGTGACCTCTTTGCCCAGCACAAGCGACCACCGCGTGGCGATGTTGGTGTGCAACGGCAGTGCCGAGCCATACGTTGCCTCTCGGTCCTCCAAGATGCCCTGCGCTATGTCGAATGTCTTGCTATATTTCATGCTGGTTTATCACCTTGTAAACTGTTTCGCCGCGCTCGTTGAGCTTTGGCAGTGCGCGGACAAACCCGCGCGTAATTAAATGCGCAACGTAAATGATGCTCATCTTGGCGTGCAGATCGAGGCCGCCCGTGATGTCGTAATGCGTGGCCGTGTCCCGCGCATGGATGAAACGCAGCACTTCCATGTGGTGCCTGGACAACTTGGGCACGCTGCGGTCATTGCGGTCAGCCGGGCAGGGCGCACGTCTGCCCAGCCGCGCCTGCATTCGCTCATACGCCAGCATTGCCGCGCCAAGGTTATGCTCTTGCTCACTCGTCAATCGGCGCGGCCTCGTACCGCACGGTCTTTTTGCCGGTCACGCGCTTGATTGCGTAACCACGCTGACAACAGATCCGCACGCGGTGGCCCACCTGTTGCGGGCTAAACCCAAGCGCCGCTGCAATCTCGCACGGCAGCATTGGCGCTGCGCTCTTGCGCAGCACGTCAACGATTTGAAAGTGCGGCTCGTCCATCTCGCCTCGGCGCGGCACTCGGCTGGGACTGCGCAGCGCCGGGTAAGCCTGATGGTATGCCGCTGTTTCAATCCGCGCTGCACGCGCCAGACGCGCGCCGTATTGGCGCTCCGTCAGGCCAACCCGCACTCCATCAATGACGAACGCATATACCGGCTCACCCATTGGCGCGCTCCAACTCATATTTGCGCGCCTTCATCATGTTGCGCTGTTCTGCACTCCACCGCGGCAGATCCGTATTCAGCACGGTGCGGCGGTTCCACAGCCCAGCCAGCTCCGGCAGTGTGTGATAGCCTTTCAGCATAAGTAAAAAATCATCATTTTGTAATTCTGCATAATCCGCCGCAAGCCAAGCGGGACACCGGGACACCCCTATAGGGGTGTGTCCCGTCCCGTCCCGCCTTGTCTGGCCTTGCCCCTGTGTCGGGTCAGAGTGTCCCGCTTGTTGTCCCGCTATGTCCCGCTTCATTCCATATCCTCGTTAACCATTGATATTATGCCATTTTCCTGCCGAGCAAGCCCATCCTCAATTGTCCCGTTCATGTCCCGGTTAAACTTTCGCTTGGTGGTATCGCGGTTTCCCGTATCAAAGCGGGACATGTACGTTTTTCGCAGTATGTCCCGCTCTATTTCGCCATTTATGGCCAATTCTTTTATCAAATTGATAATCTTTCGCGTCCCTGCGCTCATCCCCGCAGCGCCTCGGCCCGGCATATCCGCCGTAAATTCCAGCACGATTGAACTGACGTGTTCCATGTCCGCCGTCATCATTTCGATGGGCAGCTTGGTGAATGCCTTTGGCTCCGGCATTGCGTCCTCTTTCTGCTTGGTGAACGTCAGCGTCACCAGGTTGTCCCCCACCGCATCAATGCGGAACTCGTGGTCCAGCGCCGCGTTTATCTGCGACGCCCCACGCGCCCGTTCCTTGCTTTGGTGGCCACTGTGGTGCACGAGCATGACCGTGCAGCCGTGTTCCTCTTTGATGCTGTCGCACGCTACGATGAACTCGTTGACGTCTTTCCCGTCGTTCTCTGACGCACCGCCGAGCGACCTTGCCAGCGTGTCAATCACGAGCAACCTTGGCTTGCCCGCCACCTCAACGAGCGCGGCTATTTCGGCGCGCAATACGTCCACCGCATCCGGGTCAGACATTATCACGGCTCGGTTAGACAGATAAAACTGCGCCTGACCCTTGCCGACCTCGTGGTGCTTTTGCCAAGCTGCCGCGCGGCGGCTCATCCCGCTTAGACCTTCGCCGGCGATGTAAAACACGCTGCCTTGCTGCACGCTGTGCCCATGGTACGGCGTGCCTGACGCGATACACAGCGCCATATCCAACACGGCAAAGCTCTTGCCGGACCCTGCCGCGCCGAAGCACATGGCCAGAGTGCTGACCTCAATTAGCCCGTCGATGAGCCATTCCGGCTGCCGTATGACCAGATCGTCCAAGTGGGTGAACAGCCGCTTGACTTGGACCAACCTATGCTCGGCCAATCCCGCTTTTACCGCGCTTAGTCCCGCTGATGCGTGAACGTCGTTCCAGTCGGCCCCCGGCAGCGCTGGCACGGCGTATGGCTTGCCGGTGGCTCTAGCTGCGGCCAGACCTTTTTCATCGTTGTCGGCGGCGATGCGTAGGCGCGCCTCTGGCCATTCCGCCTCAATGGCGTTGCACACTGCCGGCATATTGCCTGCGTCCAATGCGAATATAACTGGGCGGGACGTTGCCATATGCACCGAGCAAGCCGTGGCCCACCCCTCTGCAACCCATATGGCCCCGCCGCGCGTTAGACCTTTGCCGACCACGCCGAACACGCCACCGTCCTTGGATAAGCCAGGGTTAAATCGTTTGGTCCCGTCTGGCGTGATGCGCTGCCATCCAACCCGGTCGCGCGCCGTGTTAAACAGCGGTATGACCACGTCCAGCCCGTCGAGGCGCGCGCCTAATAGTTCAACGCCTTTGCGCATGTAATACGGCTCAAACGGGTCCGGCGCGGGATCTGGCGGAGCAGGCGGGGCCACAGCAAGCGCGGCCCCGTTGGCATCACTGGCAAACGGGTTGATTTTCACCACGTTTGATTTGATTGGCCCTAGATCGGGCCAGACCCCGTCCGCCGCCAGCGCTTTGATTATCGCTTGGAAATCCTCGCATTGGCGGCAATGCACTTTGACCAGCCCGTCACGCTCTGAAATCCAGAACCGCGTTGAGGGCGTGTCGTTATACCCGCAGTGCGGGCACGGCCCGTGCCACTCGCCTTTCGGCCCTTCGCGCAGGTCGTAGCGCTCGATGATTAGGCGGGACCATTCAGCCCAGTATGGCTGCGCGAAATCAGCCATAGGCAAGCCCAACTTGATTTTTAGGCACTATCATTTATCGGCCTCTAGGGCGTCTGCAACGCGATGCAATGCTTTGGCGATTTCAACTAGGGACGAATTGTTCTTATCGTTGAGTATCCAATGCAGATGATCCATATCAACGCGGCTTTTTTTAACCGCGCTTGTAATATCATCGGACATTTCGTCCATTGCCGTGGCAATAGTGCCAGCGGCTTGGTGCAAATGCATTTCATGCCGCGACTGAATTCTCGACCAGCTCTTTGGGTATGGTGCAAATTCTCTTTCCGCTTTTTTATCTGTCATGCTAGTCCCCTTTTATTTTCCTGCCGAAATGGGACGCCCCAATTGGGGCGCTCTGTTGTCCGTTAAAACGGGATTTCGTCATCCAGATCGCGCTGCAGGGGCGGCGCTTCTTGCGGGGCTGGCGCGGCTCCTGCGGGCGTGGTTTGGTTTGGCAATCCAAACGGGTTTGACGTCACGGCGTCGCTGGCAAACGGGTTGCCCCCACCACCGCCGGTGCTGGCCTCTGCCAGATTGACGACCATTATGTCGAGCGGGCGCAGTGTGACGCCGGATCTGCCGCCCATTGACCACGCTTTGAGCAGTATCGCCGCGTGTATCGTTGAGCCGGACGTGAGCTGAAAATCGCCTGCAGCGGCACCGCCGTCCGGCATCCATTGGCGCGGCTTTGAGCCCGGATCGCCGTAGGTCTTTTTGCGCAGCTTGGCGAGGTAATGCCCGGTGTCATCTTTTTTAAACACGTCGGTCAGCGCTTGCGGTGCCCAATCGGCCCAGCCGGCCTGTTTTTCCGCCTCAAAGGTTTTGCGCATCTCGCCGGCGAGATCCTTTGCTTGCGGCTCGGTGAGAACCAGCGTGACTTCGTATGACCCGTCCGGGTCCGTCGCCTCGGTTTGAACGCTGCGGCTTTCGGCGGCGCTAAACTTGTATGCCTTGTCTAGCCGGCACCACTGGCACAGCACGGATTTCAGTTTCTTTTCCATTGTCATTCCTTATGTCTGGTGAGTGTAAATCGAGCGCAGCAAAAGTCAGTCTTGCTGCTCCAACCACGGCGGCAGATGCATAACGTTGAACGGCCCCCATCGCGTGGTAAATTCTTGTTTGTCTTTGGCCTCGGCTATTTCCATGAGCGCCGCCTCGACAATACGGTCAGCGCGAGCGT